GAGATTCTCAAAAGTTTCATATACCTTGTATAAATACTCAAACTTATAACTAGCAGAGGAGAGGGCAATCAATTTATTACTGGGCCATTGATGCCTATCCTTTTCATCCATTTTACCTTTAGCTATCAATTGGTCTTCCAAGCGCCGTAGCTTCTCTCTCTCCGTAGGGTTTTGCACTACACTAAGAAAGGGCAATATAACTTCATTGTAAATATTTTCAGGCATCAACAAAAACTCGTCTATAATAATTCGATGAAATCTAAACCCCCGGAGTTTTGACCCATCCCCTAAGGGTAGGGCTATTATTTTAGATTCCCCTATTTCCAGGGTCCACTGGTCGTTCTTCTTCGACTTCTTTGTTATACATTGAGCTAGAAACTGAGCTTCGGGCTTTCGGGCTATATCCTCTATTTTTTCAAATATCATTTTAGACTGCCTGAAGGTAGCCGCCATTATCCCTGTCTGCACGCCCTGGTTGAAGATTGCATCCAGAAAAGCATATATTGCAGTGCTGAATGACTTAGACATTCCTCGACTCCATATGCCTAGGAAATAATCCGTTTCTAGCATAGACTTAATTGCTAGGTGCTGGAAAGGAAACAGCTCGACCCCAGCTATCAGGTTTGTGGTAAAAGTTATATTCTCCCGCAAAAAGTTGTGCAAGTGATACTTGGCTTCTTTCTCGTCCAGATACCCCTCTAGAGAGAACAACTCCTTATTGAAGTCCTTTTGGTTCTTGACGAGCCCACCGCTTCCAATTTCCCAAGTCATTGTTTATCGATAAAATGTTGCAGGTCGCTTTCCCATAATTTTCTTCCGTGAACTAAAAGCTTGGGGATGACTTCTTGGGAGGCGGCCCTCCCCCCAGAAAAAACGAACTGGCATTGACGAGCAAACTTATGAGTCAATAACCTCATATTGTGCCAAACGTAAGGCATATTAGAGGTATGGGGGCCAAATAGATTATTCTTCTTTATTTTGTCGATAGAGCTCTCCACAACAATAAACAAATACGCATCGAACTGTGCCGTCCTTTCTAGCTCTCGGGTGAACCTCTTAAAGCCCGTGGTCATCGTGCTTTTGAAGTCGGACTCGCTTTTGCGGTCGACATAGGTATAATCATAATAAGGCGCACCAATAGCATAATCCCCGAAATCTAACTTCATGGGAGTAGACTTGTTGAACCGTAACGGCTGCTGCTCCCGAGTGTCAACAAGTATGTTAATGGAATCCAAGGCTTTATCTTTTTCAAAAAAACCTTTCATTATATTTTTCCCAAATAATGGTTTAATTTTCAATTTATCGCAAGCTTTAGAATAAGATCCAAAAAAATCCTTATACATATCAATACTTGGCAAGTCATGCAACCGGAGCTCTAGGTGGGTGGGGCCGTAGGAGAGCTCCTTCGTATCTATTCGTTGTTTAAGCTGCTGAAGAAGGTATGACCTTACCTCGTCAGGGTCGGCGCCTTTAGACCACCGCATAAGGTTTTGCTCATCTGCGAAATCCCTTCCGAAGTATTCTTCTTTATTTTTAAAAGATAATAATTTATTTGTATATCTATCCTTTCGCTGATAAAGATTAACATAATATTCAGGTAAAGGTATTTTATGCGCTCTTGATATATGGACGTGCAATCCTTTATCCGAATCAAAGGCTTTATCACATACTTTACATGGAATAGGCATTAAACAAATAAATTAAATAACATCTCCTTTTTCAATAGCATAACTATCTTCATCAAAATGCTGAGTAGAGAATTCAAAAAGCTCCGTATCCTCCAAGGCTATCATTCGATGCCTTAGTCCTACGGGAACATGGAAGTTATCGCCAGGATATAAGGTTATGTTATGAGCCTCCTCAATATCGTCTTTGTGGGAAAACTTCACTAAAATTTTGCCTGATTGAATATAAAATACTTCATCTTTTAATTTATGATAATGCCACGAGCAACGCTTGCCTTTTACAAAGTATAATAGCTTTCCGCAGTATTCCTCTTTATTTACTATCCACTTTTCGAAGCCCCATCCTTTAGGAACGAATTTTATCTCTATTTTATTATTAGTCATCATGGTAGGTACTCTTCTGCATTTCCTGATATAACCATCATTCTATTAACACTTGTATTATGATTGAAGATTTCGCCAAGAACTCTCCCATACTTTCCTAGCCCGTGGCACTTGAGCACTAAATTGGGGCCATCGCCAAAATCCTCTTCGCACAGTTCCACGATCTTCTTCTTAGCCGCAAGTCCGCGCGCTTTTTCCTTTAAGTCCCTAGTGCGAGACTCAGGAGCGTTTATGCCGTACAGGCGAACCCGCTTTTTAACAAATATATTAAAACCCAAATCAATAATCACATCTACGGTGTCCCCGTCGACGTACTTGACTATCTCTCGGATTGCATAGGTATACGCAGCTTCACTTGCCATAACCAGTCATAATCTGTTTTAAAACAAAATGGCGCCGACTTCTATCCCTTGAACTCTACGTCGCCGCTATGGAGATCCTTATCTTCAGGTTCATTTACTTTTATTACCGTAGTTGAGTAAGTCTCCGGACCTCCGACGTTTTCTTTCATTAAGTTTCTTGGACTTATTATAGCTGCTAATGCTTTTATTATAACATTGTCCACTTCATTTACTGGTTTAAAATCCGGCTCTTCTTTAAATATGTTCTGTATTTGAGCATATTCATAATCACCTATTAATAGTTTTATTTCTTTCATTTATGTTGCATCCTGTTTTGAGATTCCTAATATTCTGGCTTTCCAGCTATCCATATCATCAAGTCGAACTGTCTCTTCTTCAACTAGTTTCTTTTGCATTTCAGCTAATTGTATCATTCTCTTCCTTTCTTCCTCCACCTGAAAGTTGCGAACTAGGGATAGTATAGTGGCGTTTTCCTGCCTCCTGTTCTTTAACCTTTCCGCCCTGTCCCCGTTTAACTTCTTAATCAATGACTCCATCCTCTTTTCGCACTTATCGTACTCGTCCGTCTTGGACTTCAGGACTTCTGCCAGCCGTACCGTCATATCCTGCTGGTCCTCCACCTCATTAAACATTTGATTTAGTTTTTCTATATGAGAAGATATATTTTTTAAATGTATATAATCCACGCAAACATTAATGTATAAATTTATCTCATCAGAAGTTAAGTCTGGTTTGTCCCATGTTGCCCTTACGAACTCGGCCTCAAATAGAATCCGATCTTTCATGCTTGTGTACGTGCTAATCACCTGTATTAATCGGGGCGCCGACAAACTCCTGATTAATGTTTTTACGCATTCTCTTTCATCATAACCTAATTTTCCTTCTTCCAATTCTTGAATAGTGAACTCGTTCACCTTGTTGAGCCCAGTTGAGAAAAGCTTTGGCGGGTTGTAGGCTCGATTCACAGCGCTTTCGCTGTCGTGGATATAGGCTGGCTCATACTCCCTAAGGAACTCCAGGACGCTAACATGCTCCTTAGAGAATCGCTTGATGTTGTTGCTCGCAAATAGCATGTCGGCTATCTGGAACGCACTTAGCCCGTTTTTCGCTTGAGCTTTCACGAACTCAATCTGCTCGCTGGATAACTCGATATCTTCTACTTTGTCCCACTTGGTGGTTTCGTATTTTAAACTCTCTTCTGCTAGAAATGCCCGCACGGCGCGCCCTTCTTTTGTCCGACCATCCAAGGTGTCGTCACTGAACAGGTTCCTGGTTAAATCTAATAAATTAGGAGTTTCTTTGAAGTTTTCCCTTAAGAATTGTTTTTGCTCGTCAGTTAGCTTCATTGTTATCCCCCAGGAAAGTTATTCCTTTTTCTTTTAGTATTTTTGTCGATTTTTCTTTTAATAGCTTCTTTAAATTCTTTATTTGTTTATATCCAGCTTTTCTTCCTGTCTCTGTGCTTTTAAACCCCATCTTAATAGCAACTTCCTCGTCAGTTAAGTTTCTTATGTAAAGCAACTCAAAGGCTTGGAACTGGCGCTTATTGAGGACTTGCTGGAGCTCTTGAACTAACTTGTCGAAAGAATGCTCTATGCCCCGGGTTAGTATGTTGTCGTATATGTCCTCAAGCTCATGCACATGGTGTTCCAGAGCTAAAGTTATCTTGACGTTGTACGCATGTTTTTTAGTGGCTTCCCACTTGGCATAAAGCGGACACCCTTTGTCCTGCTCCCCTGACGGAGTAAAACTGCAGAGCCCGTACTCGCCGTCACAGTTGAAGGGACAATTAAGGCAGGGCCGTGCATAATTACTATAGTGATTACGCAGGATGTTCTTCATCTGGTTGGCTATTATTTTATTAAGCCAAGGTTTTATGGGCCGCTCCTGGTCCCATTGATGCCACTTATTAAATATATGAGCCCTTATTATTTGACAGACGTCGTCAAAGTCTAACCAGGCTACCGAGGTTAAAAACCAATTGCGCTTCCGCTTCGCCAGCTCTTTATCTATGAGATCCGATAAGTCCTCATAGATGAACAGCTTTTCAGGTTGCTTTTTTACGGGGTCTTCCCCGTCGCTTTTTGGGCTTTTCGATAATTTCTTCTTGTTCTGAGGAGACATCAAGTAGGTCAGATAGTTTGTGGGTTTTATTGCCAACGTTGTCATTGCTTATCGTATATTCCAAGCGCCTAATATCGGGGACATAATCAATGTCCGTTTCGTCATCATTATCGCCCCCATAGGTTTCTTCGCCCCCATCCATTTGTTCGCCCCCATCCATTTGTTCGCGAAAGCTAGGCACCCTTCGACGTTTTGGAGCAGTTGCGGCCGCTGGCTTATCAGGAGAAACCTTCCCTATCGGAGTTCCACAAGATGAACAGAATTTTGGTTTAGCGCCCGAGTATGTCATCTTGTGTCCGCACTCGGAGCAGAATAGTGTTTGCATTACACTAATTATAATTAATTAATCCAAAAAATCAATTAATTAATTAAACTAAGTAGCCCGCTATTGCTCTAGCTTGGTTCTTCAATAAAAATACAGGGTCGTCACTTGCGGCCTGTTGGGCTTCGCTTTCCGACTGTATTTCTGGCATAGAATCCTTGACATAGTCCACTCCTAGTATTCCTATTATTTTGCCATTTAAGGTCTTTATCGGAACATTTAAAATACTTTTTACTCCCTTTTTCTCAATCAATCTTAAAAAAGCGCCATCCTTTATTTCCTCTATGTCCGCATGTATGAAAAAACCATTTTCTAGTAGCTCGACAATGTAGGGGTGGTAGCTCGATACTCGATGATTCTGCGAATTTACATGCTCGGCACTGATCCCGTGGCCCACCACCTCGTGCGTACAGCTAAACTTCTGCTGCCCGCGCCCCGAGTAATAGTGCCCTCCGTTGTGGAACTGGAAAACATAAGCTCTATCAGCCCCTAGAATGTCCGCCGCATAGTTGAGCGCCGTGTAAACGTTAGCGCTCTGAGCCGCGTCCTCTACTATTGGGTCGGCTTTCTTGCGCTGAGCGTATTTGTAGCTACCGATAACTCCTATGAACGTCCCCGCCACTGTTATTATAGATGCAATGATTTGAGGGTCAGTAAAGTTCATTACATTAAGTACACTTAGTTGTTAACTGTTTTTAACTTCCGCACAATATATTTTAATATTGCACTTCTTAATATGTCGTCCTCTGTAAATCTAAAACAATGTATACCTCTACCCCTGCTCTCTTCGCAGTCGAATAATTTAATCATATCATGAAAGCCGGTTTTGCCGTTAATGTCACTCTGCATCATGTCGCCGCAGATGATTAACTTGGAGTTCTCCCCTATCCGGGTAATCAAGGTGACCAACTCCTTGAAGGTGAAATTTTGAGATTCGTCCGCAATTATTATTTTATTAATCCAGTTCGCCCCTCTTAGGAAGTTTATGGGCATTGCTTGGATTCGACCCGACTGAATGAGCTCATCAGCTATAGGGGTTGTGGGGGGAAGTAATTCGTCCAGCTTATCCTCTAGCGGAGCCATATAGGGGTTAAACTTATCCTCCAAGGTTCCGGGTAATGCTCCGAGCCCCTTGTCGGCGCTTTCGATGGCTGTGCGCACATAGAGCAAATCCATGTCGTCGTTCTTTTGCAACTCCCTTAAAGCCGCAAATACGGCGGCATAGGTTTTAGTAGAACCCGCAGGCCCCTCTACGAACATTATCTTAGTGTCCTTGTCTAATCCTAGATGCAGGAACGCTTTCTGCTTTTCCGTGAGCCGCTTTCCTTGTATTGTTATTTTTGATTTGAATGGGTTATGGTTTATTTCCGGGGCCTTTTCTTTTGACGCTTTTTTTCGTGGCATAACAGGTTGAGGGTTTATTTAATATAAATTACACTCTATTATGTGTATTATATATGTATATGGCAACTTTTTCTAAATATGATGTTCTTCAACTGCTAGCTAAGAAGATGCCGTTTTATACCGCAACGCAATGGCTAAAGACTCCACTTCCGTCCTTGGGGGGCAATAGTCCTTCCGACTTAATGAAAGAAGGTAAAGTAAATAAAGTTTACGCCGCGCTTGTGAAGGAGGTAGGGGAAGATGGGTAAGCAAGCGGTAATGGCGTCTGTAATGGGCGCCGCCCTTAACCTCCAGGCACAATCCACCGGATATATTGATGCTTCGTCGATAGCCGGGGCTGCTTTGGGAAACTTTCGGGTCTTTCTCAAAGGAACTGCCGGCACGCCGTACAATTTCCCCGATAGTGTAGCGGCTGGAGCCCCACTCATAGAAGCTATCCAGGAAATCTCTTCCTCTGCTACTAAGGTGACGAAGATAGACATAGAATTCGAGACCGCTAAGAGTCGCCGAGGGGATCCACTGATTCAGTATTCAGGCAACATCTCCATATGGATAGACTGGGCGTCTAAGCCTCTAGCGAGGGTTAAATGGTCGGGTCTGTACTCGGGGGAGTATGCGGTTGGAGCAGGGAGTAACGCTAGGGGCATCGTCTTTGGAATATACCAGGGAGACGAGGCCATAAGCGCGGTAGGTAATAGTACTGTGCAAATGCAGAATACCGACTTCCAGAATGACCAGAGAGGGGGCCCCACGCTGACATTGGAAGTAGACACGAACCGGAATATAGTAAAGCTTCCTATTTTTTATAGTGGCACGAATCGAACGCCGAGGGCGGGGTTAGATGCTGTCTCCTATACCATCACAACCGATGACGGTATTAATGTTACTGCGGCTCCAACTCCCCCGGCGGAAACCCCAACGGTAGCCCCAGTAGTCGGCGTTAAAATTAGCGAACTTAACGCCGTGGATGCGCTGCAGGACGACGATCTCTTCGTTTTATCTCAAGACAATGCTTCCGATGGAACTTATGATACTAGTTATAATGTTACGCTTGCTGGCCTTAGAACCAATATAGCTGGGGGAACGTCCTCAGTTGTAATGCTTGCACCGAGCGCTAGCGAAGACGCAGGTGATGTCGGCGCGACCCTCAACCTTACTGATTATTCAATCCCAGCAGGAGCTAAGCAGCTCATCGTCGGGTGCCATGTTGGGTCAGCTCAAGGCACCAGTACTATTTCTATTGGGTCAACATCTGCCGTTCTCTATATAGGCGGTACCTCTAGGGCCGATGGGGATGGAGATAGCGTAAGAAATTACAATCAAGGTATTTACCCAATCAACCAAGCTGATAACACTATTTATATAAAACGGACATCAACGGCGACCTTCTCTCCCTTGGCACAATTTAACATCGTTGGCTATATTACTTGACCGGCTTTTCCTGAGCCTTCTTCCAGGAATCAGAATCCGGACGGTCTTTATCTCCAGTTTTTGCGGGCTTATAGTTTTTACCCTCGCGTTTTTTCTTTTTCCGGATATTATCCCACAAGCCTTGCTTGCTCTCAGATTCGTCTAGCTCTTCAACCAACTCGTCGCCTGCAGATTCACCATCGCCCTTGGTTATTTTAGTCACACTCTTTTTTGACCACATTTTACAAGACCAGTATTTAGCCTTTGTTTTTGGTCCCGGATTATCACACCCATGACGAGCGCGGAAGTTTTTTCGCCTAGCAGGATCATCACGCTTGATCTCCATATTAGGATCGCCGAAATTAACTTTAACTACATTTCCTTTTTCGTTCTTCACATAAACCGAGAACTTCTTAGGTCCACCGGAAGTGCGAAACGGCTTATTTAGCTTTTTGCCGCTTTTCTCTTCTGCAGCCCATGCCTCGATAGAAACATCCTCTTCGGAGCCTTCAGTTTTTGTAAGTATTTCTTTAGAGAAGTCTAATTCGTAATTCATGTACTTTATATATACAGATAAATAAATAATGTCGGCCGCTATCTGAGGCGCCCCGCCTTAGCAGCCTATAAGGCGCCCTGTCAAGAAGTGTCTTTGGGATTGTCATCCCCGAACCGTATGTAGTAGTCCCAACCTGGTGGGTTTTCTGGATCTTGATCTGGTGCTGGTGGTGTTTCTTCTGGCGTTTCGCTCATGGCTTTTTGGGTTTATGTAATCTATATATCTTATATACACATAAATAATGTCGGCCGCTTTCTGATTATATCCTTTTTTGTTTTTACCCCTCACGATTTTTATACCCCCGGTTTTTTTTTAGTTTCAGCTTTTTTGGGTTTTTGTTTGTACAGTTTGGATTGTTGGGTTTTTTTTGACTCTGCTTGTGCCTCGAATTAGTGTGTACAAAAATGAGAATGAAGAAAGGTACCCCCCGCTCTATTAGCTAAATAACACATTTGGTTTTGATTCAAAAAACTGGGGGGGTGTGTTTAACGCAACCAAACCCGAGAGAATAGTGCAGGAAATTAGGTGAATCTTTCTTGAGGTATCGCTTGACTTGCAAGCCAAACTGCCGTATGTTTATAGTATGTTAAAAGCAACAATAAGGAACTCGGCGATTTACTACAGCCGCTCAAACAATAAAGTCGTCCGCGTAACTCGGACAAATCAACAGGAAAAAATAGCCTATGTAAAACACCATAACATAGAACTTGCCAATGAGGAAGTTTTCTTCAATGACCTTGAGCCAGTTACGGGCGAGCAAGTCAAGAAATATCTCGGACGATAATAGCACGCACAATAAAAGATATGGAAAATACACGCGCAATAACCCGAAAATTAACGCTAGGCGAATATGTCGATCTCTTGTATGTACTTAAGAAAAGCCTATGGTCAATTGAGGTAAGAATAGACAAAAAAAAAGAGAGCATGCAAAAAACCGAATACGCTCCTCTTCTCGGCATATATAAACACACGCACGATTTGCTAGTGGATGAAGCAAAACAATTGAGCAGTTCAATTTCAACTATCGAGGAAAATAGCCTATCCTTATGGTCTGACGAAGAAAGCGGTCAATAATAATGTTAAGCAGTATAATTCTCGCCATAATTATCGGTATCTGTTGCTCCCTAAAAGAAGACGACTGATAATCCCAAGCTAAACGCCTAATAATAAATCGACCGCTCTATAACTGGGGCGGTCTTTTTTGTGCGTGCATTTTTTGCGTGTATGCAATTAGTCGTAAGTACCTGACAGTCAACGACTTACAAAAGTCTGGCAGTCATAAGTCGTTGATATGCAACGACTTACGCAAGTCCAGCAGCCCAACAGGATTGTGCAGGAAATTAGTTGAATCTTTCTTGCCGATTCGCTTGACTTTACCCCAGAATAGCCGTATGTTATAGGAGTTAAGTTAATAAAGAAAGAAAGAAAAAAATATGAATATCCAAGCTCAAATCTCCATCATTCGGGAAATCCTTCAGGATTCCGTCCTATCCAACGC